ACCAGAATTGTACCGAACATCGGCATAGTCTGCTTTGATGTTCTCAATCAGGGTGTTCATTTCGTTGTTCATGTCTCTTCCTTTGTTTTCTCAGTTTATACCTAAGTATAGACCAAAAATCCAGCTTTGTCAAGAAAAATCGTACATGCTAAGTCATTGATTCTAAAGGAAACTCAAAAAAAGTTACCCTGCGGCTAGTCCTTTAGACTGAGGATAGTCTGCATGTTCGATTCGGATATAATCATCATCCCAATCAAATGCTTCCTTGACCACATTATCAGATAGGCCCTTGTACTTACGGTGCAGGGACTTATCCTTTGCAGCGATCAATAGTTCAGCCTCATCCTTGTGTAGTCCCTCAAGCATCTGGACAAACATCATTTCACGTTTGTTCTGAGTGAGTTGTGGGTTACCACCCTTGATGAAGTGATACAACTTGCGTGTCTCATGACCCAACAGAGTATGTTCTGTACCCTCTGGTGCATCATTCTCTCTATATGGTACATCACCCTCTGGTAACACCCATTCAATTTTGGGATCAAAGGACGCCTTGCAAATCATGCGAAGTGCATCGGTCTGGTACTGTTTTAGAAATGTAACCTTCTCTTTCTTTGATTTGATTTTAGAAACCTGTGTTAAAATCTCTGCAAAGCTGCGTGTGTATGTGTCGATTGCCATTAAAATTCTCCTATCGATTCAACGAGGTTGCGTAACCTCTTTTGTGTAAAATAATTTAGTAGTTTGCTTCGGTCACCTTCTGGTGCCTCTTGGTACTCTTTCAATATCTCAATAAATAACTCAGGTGGTGATTCTCCCAAATCAATCAGCTTCTTGTTCCTCTGGTAATTACGTTTGACTTCATCGTTGGGGAAATCCCCATCGATCATCGCAGCGATTTTCTTCTTACTTAGGGGTTTCTGACGAATACCATCTACAAAGGTATTATCTGGAGATAACACATTAGGAACACCGTCACTGCTGTCACCCTTTAGAACATGTTCACTCAGATAGATATCTGGGTCAACACCGTTCACAAATTTCTTGGTGATTGGGCTGTACTGTGTTACATTACGGAACTTCTGCAACTGAATAAAATCCTTGTCGCCAGACAGGATCAACGTCTTACCGTTATCAAACTCCAACTCACCAGCAAGAGCAGCAATGATATCATCTGCCTCTGCACCGTAGACCTCTAGGTATTTGTATGGGAAGAACTCTTTCAGTTCAGCTTTAATTGCGTTCAACACCGTAAAGATAGCATTCCAATCGTTACTAGAGGAATCTCTACCCTTCTTACGACTGTGCTTGTACTCAGGGTAATAGTCCCGCCGCCAGTAGTGCTTGGAGTCATAACATAGAACCAGTTCACCATACTCATCGCAAAACTTCATGCGATACATGCGTAGGGAATTCAGAATCATATGGCGAACCATATCCTCATCGGGTGCAGTCTGCTTTGTCATGTGCAGATGCATCATCACGGATGCAACTGAAATTTGGTTCATGTCAACTAATATCATAATTATTCTTTCGTTCTATTTATAACTGTCGCATTGAAGCTCATCATGCGCCGTTCACCTTCTACAGAGAAGGGATACACAAGATGCTTCAACCAAGATGGAAACACAAGAAACTTGCCCACCTCTGGTTTGAATTTTATATTGTCAGATCGAAATGATTGGTTTTCACCAAATGAATATTCTATCAATCCCTTTGCGGGATAGTGATCTTGGAAATCTTCTTCCCACTCATCGTTCATTCCTTCTGGTACTTTCAGATAGACGCCAGCAGAGAAGTCTCCATTATGATGATGAAAAGGATTGAAGTCACCAGCATATTGACTAACTACCCAACTATGAGTCAGATGGATATTGTTGATAGTTGGTTTCTTTCCAGTACCCATTCGAGTCCAAGGATTATTTCTTTTCTTATCAATCATGTAATTGAGATAATCAAGGCATCCCTGTTTCATAGTCGTGAAAAGAAATGTTCTATCATCAGGGTCAGTGACAGGAATTAAAATCTCCTTGTTCACCTTACCGACAAGCTTGTGCGACCAATCCCACTTCTTACTCTTTTCATCACTAGAGAGAACATCATCAGCTACAGTGTTAACGATATTAACGAACCTGTCTGAAACTGTTGTCTCTAGGATGGCTGGACTAAATGGTTCATGAAATTTCTGGGTCATCTTCTTCATCATCTCCTTCTACCAAATTTGCAAGTTCAACAATAGTATTAAAATCAACTTCTGTTTCAAATGTGTCACCAGATTCCATAATATCAACATATTCTTCCATGAACTTTTGTGTTATATGTGGCATTCCCATATCTCTATATATTGAACCGTTCACCATCGAAATAACCATTGCCATGTCACGAATAAAATCTTTCGCGCCGACATCAATACCGTTCTCACTCATGGTATGAATCATCTGTACCATCAAACTCTGAGTTAGGTCTTCAGCAAACTGAAGATTTTCATGAAGTGCAATAACATCCTGATCAGGAAGTTTTACTTCTCTTACGCTTTTTACGGACCACGGACCCTTTACTACGTTGTCCGGCGGTGTCGTCTTTTGGTCGCTCATATCCACTATCCTCTTCATGCATTTCTTGTGTATAAGTACATCCCATATCTGGGTAAAAGGTTCCTACGTCTCGTTTAGGTTGTCCCTTGCGGGGCCCATACCAGTAGTAACCCATTGCAACACACCTGTTGCGAATCTTACCTTGTTGTTGTTCTCCGTAGAACATGTCCACCCAAACACCATCACGAAGATATTTTTGCATATTGCGAATATATGCATCATGATCTGCAAGTTTTGCCGCGGCACCTTTAATCTTTTGTCTAACAGAAGCACGTTCAGATTTTGCATAATCCTTCTGCACCTTAATCCAGTTCTTAACTCTAGCAGGACTTAACTGATGTTCATCAGGAAGACCACGCAAACTCTCATGTATGTTGGTCTTACCATAATCAGGATTCTTAGCAAGTTTTGCTTCTCTTGCTTTTACAAGACGTTCTGATGCAGCTGCTTTCTGTTCATCAGACATGGGTTTGCGAGGTTTACGTTTCTTAGGTGCTTTCCACTCACTGTTGTCTGTCGTAGCAGTTAACTTCTTCTTGCGTGCCATTGGATTAGTATCCTTGTTCTTCCATTCGTTTTTCTAGACTACGTTTCTGCCTACGTTTAGATGCAGCACGTTCATGTCGGCGTTTCTCGCCCTTACTCATATAAAACTCTCGTTCTCGTAGTTCATTAAAGAACCCATCTTCGGTGAGCTTCTTCTTTAGAATCCTCATCGCCTTGTCAACATTATTATTACGCACTTCAACTTTCACACCAATTCTCCTTCTTTTGAATAGTATACACTCTTTAGGTCAAATAAGTCAATGCACTTTTTGCATCCACTGCATGGTTTTGACATACCAGTAATCCATTTTCTGTTTGCCTTATCTCTCTTTGCCCTTACAATATATAGTTCGCACTTAGACAAGTCTTCTACATCAATAGACTTTAGTGCGTTCTTGATTGCATGGACCTCTGCGTGAAAAAATACCGCATCCTTGTTCTTGCGAAATTTGGCTTGAAAGGGATGCGTCTTCTTATGGCAATATCCATAGGAAATTACCTTACCCTTGCGTACCACTGCTGCAGCAATCCTTGCACCACGAACAGGTTCTACTGATTGTGCAATCTTGAAAGTCTCATCGAAGATTTCAGTGTTCATCCTCGCCTCATCTTTGCAATCTCTTCTGCCTGTTTCTTACCCCGAACTGGGACTGCATTGGATTTGTGCATCTGTGCGATACCTATAATCTCAGTACCAGTATAAACATTCTCTTTACGTTTAGCCATACTGGGATTGTAGAATTGGTCGGAGTTAGAAGATTCGAACTTCTGACCCCCTGCTCCCAAAGCAGGTGCGCTACCAGACTGCGCCAAACTCCGTTTGTTGGTGCTCTCGACAGGACTCGAACCTGTGACCCACGGTTTAGAAGACCGTTGCTCTGTTCCAGCTGAGCTACGAGAGCTAATGCCCATCTTCTTGAGAAACTTTACGTGTTGACGCTCTGCCTCTAGGACAGAGGCCGACTTCTTGTTTTGTTTGCGCTTGCGAGTATTCGTAGTCGAATAATACACAGGCAATAAATGCATACCGCTCATTATATAACTATAGACTAATTTCTAGGATTTGTCAAGTAGTTTTTTCAGATTCTTTAACCGCATTTGCGATTAATTCTGAAATAGGAATCAATTCTTTGTCGCCATCCTTATCCAGTGAGGTTTCAACAAAGCCCTCTTTTTCTAGGGTTTCAAGCATAGCACCAACGATATTCTCAACATTTACGGTTGAGAAATAGTGCCCCGCATAATATGCTGCACCAATTGCGCTCATTGCAAGAAATGTGTGAAGGTATACATCCATAATCATATTTATATCTTTCTTTAGAACCAATCTACAAGCATACTATACACTACAAATTGACCCCTGTCAAGACATTTCTTTGATTTTTTTTATTTAGTTGTGGCTATGAACACACCGTTCCAATCTTTGTCTAGTGGCTGGGTCTTCATGAACTCACACCTCTCAATCCACATGGTATAGTAGTTTCTCATTCTTCCATCAAACTCTACACTC